GTGATCCTGAGTTTCAAGGCATTATGGATGCAATGATGGGTAAAAAGAAAAAAAATGTTATAGAAGGTAGGTTTGGTAAACCATTTAAAGAAACTATTATAGATGATATTATTCGTGATATAAACAATATGGAAACAATTCCATCTATGAAAGAAATGAATAAAGTAATTAAACGAGAAGGTAGATATAAAAATTTAACAGATAAAGATGTAGATAAAATTTTTAAAGCAACAGAAGATAGAACTGCTGGAAGATTAGATGATATAGATCCAGAAGACATGGCAGATGGTGGACGTGCAGGGTTTTTTATGGGTGGTATGTTTCCAAAAGGTGCCGCAACATTAAGAGAAATGATAAAATTTTTTAGCAAAGGTAAAGAAGCAGAACGTCCAGGTTCAGAGATATTAAAATTAGTAAATCCAAAACAATTTAATAGATTATTAGAAGATCCAAGAATTTATAAAAAGTTTGATGTTGAAAAAGGTATCGGTGCACCAGAACTGATTAAAGGTATGCAAGGCGACATGACTAAAAATAGAGCCATGATGATAGAAGAAATTTTAAGCGCTGCTAAGAATATAAAAAAAGCAGATGTCGGCACGATGGAGAGAAAAAAAGAGATGGTCGAAGAGATGATGAGAAGAGGTATTGATAGAGAGACAGCAGAAAGTATGGCTGATACTGTTTCTAAAATGGCAGAATCTGCTGCTGGTAAAAAACTAGGTACACCAAAATTAACAGACGAAGGAATATTAGAACTAGAAAACATATTAAAAAATATGCAAACAGGCGGTAAGAAGAAAAGAGATCTAAACGCTGACGGTGGTCGTATTGGTTTTAAAGACGGTATGACTAGAAGAACTTTTTTAAAATTTTTAGCAGGTGCTGCATCAATACCTATCGTTGGTAAGATTCTTGCACCATTAAAACTAGCTAAAGGTGTCAAGAAAGTTCCGATAATCAAAACAGATAATGTGCCTGGTAAACCAGAATGGTTTGATCAGTTAGTTAACAAAGTTATAATTGAAGGTGATGATGTTACTAAAAGATTTGCAACAAGTGAGAGACAATCTATTCACCAAAAAACACTTGACGATGGTTCCGTGGTCCGAGTTACAGAAGACGTGGACGATGGTGCAGTAAGAGTAGAGTATGAAAGTGATGCAAATGTTTTTGAAGACACGGTACAGATGGAATATAAAAAACCATTACCTGATGAAGGTACTCCAAGACCGACAGCAGAGTTTACGACAGCAGAATCGGGCCCTGTCGGCAGACGATCAAGTCCTGATGATTTTGACATAGAGGTCGATGAGGTTGGTGGTACGAGTATCAGGGATCTAGATTCAGACGTATCCAAACTAAAAGAATATGCTACAGGCAAAAAACCAACGATGAAAGAACTCGTGCAAAATATTGACCGAAGAAAAAAAGCTAAAAACATAACAGACGATCCTGAAGCTCAAATGGATTCTATAATTAGAAGACAGGGTGATTACGATCCTAGTGACTATGATGACTATGCATCAGGCGGTATCGCTAGAATGTTAGGTGAGTAATGGTAGACAAGTTAGACAGATTACAAGAAGCGATTAGAGAGCTTCAAGATTTATATGATGATCCAGACATTGTAATTCCTGCATCAAAATTACCACCAAAAGAAAATCCATACAGAGATTTTATGGACCGTAATCCACGAGCTGATGGTGGTATGTTAGTGCAACCAAGTGCTGATGGATCTAGACCTGGGTATGCTAGTGATTATTCACCAGAGGAAAGAAAACAACAAGTTAAAAAAGGTGAAAGAATTTATGAAACTTATAAAGGTAAAAGAGTTTTAGGTTTAAATACAGATCAAAAAAAATGGTACAACAAAACTCATAAAAATAATCCTAACTCTAGATTTTATAAAAAAGATTGGAATGAACTAGGTGGTAAAAAATCAGATTTATTAGATTCATATTTTAATGAACAAAAAAGAGAAAAACCACCAAAAGGATATATTACCACAAAAGAGTTTTCTAAAAAATATAATTTTCCTATTTACGAAAAAAGGCAATACGGTCCTGTTACTAAGGCAGAAAGTAATTTTATTAATAATGCTATAATGAAAACTATAGGAGAAAAAGATGCATCAAAAGGTAGAAAAAATTTATTTCTTAAAAAATTTTTATTTGATACTTTAGAACCTAAACAATTTGATACTTTAATAGATTTAGGCGATGGTAAAAAATCAGTTCAAAAAGTAAATTACGTAAAAGATAACGCTGCTTTAGCAAAAAAAGTTAGAACATATATAGACTCACCTTCTATTGATCCAAAAACAATTGAGAATATGAATCTTGTTTTAGGCAATAATAAAATTAAATCTTTATTTAAAAAAGGAGATTATAAAGGACTTGTAAAAGCTTTAGCAACAGTAAAAAATTTAACAGATTCTGAAAGAGCGAACGTAATGTTAAGAATTTCTCAAGCGATGGACGGAGTTAATTTTAGAGATTTTAATCATAATATAAGTAAAAATAAACTTTCAGCAAAAAAAATATTTCAAGGTTTAGAAACAGGAAGAGGAGGTGTTCCAAGAGAATATACTGATGCTTATAAAAGATTAAAACATAACACAATTAAAGATGCTATTGGTGAAGAGTATTTTACAAAAAGTTATCAAGGTTTTATTAATGATTCTAGGGCTGCTTTAAAAAAAGCAGGAATAGATATTGCCAACATAGATTTAAATGAAATAACAGGTCTAAGTTCCGGATACAAAAATAAAACTTTTTCTTCAACACAGTTTGTAAATTTTATGGACAGAACATTTAATCAGGGTGCTCATGCTAGTATGATTGGAGAATATAGCAGATATGAAAATGCTTTACAGACAGCTTTAAAAAATGGAACTGTAGATTTTAAAGGAGAAAATTTTACACCAAGACAGTTAATTAATAATTGGCAAAAATGGAGAGGTGATTGGTATAATAGATTAGATCCTAAATATAAAACAAAATCCGTAAGAGATATACTTCCAACTTTTACATTAGGTAAAGATCCGTATGCTTCTGTTATATCCAAAAAAAGATTAGCTGAACTTGCTGGATTAAATTTAAATATAAGAGAAGAAGGTATTAGAGCAGGTTATGCTAAAACATTTCCTACCATAGGATCTCAACCTGTTTTAAAAGAAATACCAAAAACAAATACAAAAGGTCTTGCTGCTTTTATGAAAAAAGAGTTTCCTGAAATACCTTGTAAATTATCTAAAGGCACAGGTTGTAACAATGCACAAGCATATCAAAAATCTATAGATCAGTTAACACAAAAAGCAAAACAAGGAGATGAGGCTGCAAGATCTACACTTACAAAATTTACTAACAAGGCTGCTGCTGCAGGTAAATTTATTAGAGGTGCTTTAGGTCCACTAGCCATAGCAAGTGAGATTGCTATAGAGGGTGGTATTGCATTAAACAAAACTTTACAGACAGGTGTGCCACTTAAAACAGCTTTTGCTGATTCTATTTTTAATCTTGCTCTAGGTCCTAAATTACAGATTGATAAAGAAGCAGAACTTGAAAAAGAATTTGCAAAAGGTGTGGACTTTGCGATGGCTAAACGTGGAGAGAGAATGGGTAAAACTATTTTTGGTATCCCACTCATGGCTCAAAGCAAAGAGGCTGATGCACAGAGATTAAAAAAACGAGAAGAACAGATACCTATAAATTTAGATTTTGTAAAACAAGATTTAAAAAAAACAGGAGAGACTTTTGGAACAGGTTATACTCCTCAAAGTTTAAATGAACTTTTTGTAGCCATGGGCCAACAAAATCCACAATTCGGAATAGATCCAGCGACTGGTAGATACGATCAAGATAGAGGATTACAAGACTATACAAATTATTTAAGAACATTACAATTTGCAGAGAATTTTAGAGATGAAAAAGCAGGCGGTGGTATTGCAGGATTATCTGGTGGTATAGATAAAGGTCCACAGAGAAGATCCATGAACCCAGATTCACAGGGCTTGTCAGGACTATTAAAACGTGGTATCAAAGGATAGGAGTATTAAATGGCAGAAATAGATAAAGGACTCCCGAACACTAGAACTAAAATTGATGTCCCTTCAGATGAAGAGATAGCACAAGAAGTTACCGTTCAGGAACCGGTAGAAGAAAAAGGACCGATCGAGGTTACACCTGAAGAAGATGGTGGAGCCACAATTGATTTTGAACCGGGAGCTATAAACATACCAGGCACAGAAAATCATTTTGACAATCTAGCAGATATATTACCTGACGATATTTTAGATCCCATAGGTAGTGAGATGACTCAAAATTATATGGATTACAAAAATTCAAGAAAAGATTGGGAGAGATCTTATACTCAAGGTCTTGATCTTCTAGGATTTAAATATGAAAATAGAACAGAACCGTTTCAAGGAGCTTCAGGTGCAACACACCCAGTTTTAGCAGAGGCGGTAACACAGTTTCAAGCACAGGCTTACAAAGAATTATTACCAAGTGATGGACCTGTTAGAACACAAGTGATAGGATTAAAAAACCCTGGAACAGAACAACAGGCTCAACGTGTAAAAGATTACATGAATTATCTAATTATGGATGAGATGAAAGAGTATGAAGCAGAATTTGATTCTATGCTTTTTCATTTACCACTTGCGGGTTCTACTTTTAAAAAAGTATACTATGATGTGCCAATGGCGAGAGTTGTATCAAAATTCGTGCCAGCCGATGAATTGGTAGTGCCGTACACTGCCAATAGTTTAGAGGATGCAGAGGCAATCATACACGTCGTCAAGATGTCAGAGAATGAATTAAGAAAACAACAAGTCAATGGTTTTTACAGAGATGTAGAATTAGGTCCCCCTGACAGTGTTCAAAAAAATGAATTAGAGAAAAAAGAAAAAGAATTAGATGGCACTAAAAAATCCGGAAGACAGGAAACAATTTATACCTTGTTGGAGTGTCATGTTAATCTTGATCTAGAAGGTTTTGAGGACATAAATGCTGATGGACCTACTGGAATAAAATTACCTTACATCGTAACAGTCGAAGAAGGTAGTAGAACAGTTCTTTCTATAAGAAGGAACTATGCGCCCGATGATCTAAAGAAAAATAAGATCCAATATTTTGTCCATTTCAAGTTTCTGCCAGGACTAGGATTTTATGGCTTTGGACTCATTCATATGATTGGCGGATTGAGCCGTACTGCAACAACGGCTCTCCGTCAATTATTAGACGCTGGAACTTTAGCAAACTTACCAGCAGGATTTAAACAAAGGGGTGTCAGAGTTAGAGACGAGGCTTCACCAATACAACCAGGTGAATTTAAAGACGTAGACGCACCAGGTGGTAGTCTTAGAGATGCTTTCTTTCCTTTACCATATAAGGAACCATCACCAACGTTATTACAATTATTAGGAGTTGTGGTATCAGCAGGTCAAAGATTTGCAGCAATAGCTGACATGCAGATAGGTGATACTAAACAAAACGCTGCAGTTGGAACTACAATAGCTCTTCTTGAGAGAGGCTCACGTGTAATGTCTGCGATACATAAGAGATGTTATGCAGCTATGAAAGATGAATTTAAATTACTTTCAAAAGTTGTATCGCAATATCTACCACCACAGTATCCATATGATGTGGTGGGTGGTCAAAGAAATATTAAACAGACAGATTTTGATGATAGAGTTGATGTAATACCAGTTGCTGATCCAAACATATTTTCGATGTCACAGAGAATCACACTCGCACAAACACAATTACAGATAGCAACATCAAATCCACAGCTACATAATCTGTATCAAGTTTATAGAAACATGTATGAGGCGATCGGTGTAAAAAATGTAGATGCAGTTTTACCACCACCAGCACCAAATGCACCAATGGACCCAAGTATGGAACACATAAATGCGTTAGCTGGCAAACCTTTTCAAGCTTTTCCTGGTCAGGATCATAGAGCACACATCACAGCTCACTTAAATTTTATGTCAACTAACATAGTTAGAAATAATCCTATGGTTATGGCAGCGATACAGAAAAACATATTAGAACACATTAGTCTGATGGCACAAGAACAGGTGCAATTAGAGTTTAGAGAGCAAATGCAACAGATGATGATGATGCAACAGCAAGCGGCCATGAATCCACAGGTGCAACAACAGCTTCAAGCACTTACAAATCAGGTTGAGGCTAGAAAATCTGTGTTGATTGCAGAGATGACAGAAGAATATATGAAGGAGGAGAAGCAAATCACGTCACAATTTGACAATGATCCTCTTCTAAAACTAAAATCACGTGAGGTTGACCTTCGTGCGATGGAAAATGA